AGAACACAGTTAGGAAGAGAATTAGAAGGTCAATATTTAGAAGATTCTGAATTAAAATCTCCTGAAAGATTCTTTAAAGCATACGACTTTGATAACGTAGTAGTTCCAACATTACACAGTGGAATGAATAGTACTAATAGTATGATAGCAGGTTCTGCTAGTTTATATGGAGATGGAACTGTTGGTGATGCTTTTGGAGGAGATGATGTTGATGCAGAAGATTTTAGTGGAAATATTTATAGAAGTTTAAATGGTTGGGTTATGCAATGTTTAAAAAATGCTGGTATTGCATTTAGAAGTGATTTAAACACAGATGCTGATGATGATAGTAATTTTCATTGGTCATGCGTAAGAGAAGGAATGATATTAAGAGTTTCAATAGGTGATGATAATGTAGACCAAGCTTATTCAGCTTATCATGCTGGAACTCCTGCTGATGGGACTGCTGTAAAAGAATTAAGAAAAATAAAAGAATTTGGCTATTGTGATATTTCTGCTGCTACAGCTAATACTGAAGGAATGGAATTACATGATGGTGATTTATTTCAAATAATATCAGTTCCAAGTGGAGCGGCAACTGGACATGATAGTTTAGGTGCAAATGTGAGTTATGGTAACTCTAATACTTACCCTAGACTTATGTATGTTGGTTCATTAAATGGAGATAATACAGACCATAATAGTACTGATGCTTATGTTCCAGCACCAGCTTGGGCATATGCTCATCATAATGATGATAGTGTTTTACATAGAATTTCATTAGCTGAATGCAGAGACTCTACAATTACAAGTGCAGAAACTTTAAATACTTTTTCTACTGCAGGAGCTACAGGAGGAACTATAAGTAGTGAGTGGTTTAATACTAGAGTTACATCTGTAGATTTATCACACTATCTTCCTAATAAATTTTTTAAGATAGGAACTATTTCTCAATGTATGTCTACAGATGGTGAAGGTGGTATTGCTGGAAGAACTGGAAGTTTAAAAAAATTAACTGTAGATACAGTTACTAGATGCGATAAAGTAGGAGCTGCAGGTACAGATAACGATGAAGATGTATATGTTAAATTTCACACTACTGAAGACCATTCATATATGATTGGAGATTGGGTTACCATTGATGATAGTACTAATCATGATGGAACTTGGCAAATTATTTGGGTAGATGCAGATGAATTTGTTATATTCAACCCTAACTCTTACACAGATACTGATAATGATTGTACTGTTATTTCTTATAATAGAAATTTTTATGCAGGTCATGGAAAATTGTGGGTAAGCGGTGTAAACGAAGATGAGGAAAGAAAATTATATATAGTAGATGTTACAAATTGGACAAAAATTGATATTGATAAACCAAGGATATCTTTTAAAGAAGTATATTTAAATTTCACTAGAATACATCAACATTTAACATCAAGTTCAGAAGGTGTAGGATTATTAGAAGAATTTAGATATAGTAATGGAGAAGTTGGTGAAAAACCCTATATAGATTCTTCTTGGAACCCTAATCCTAAAGATTGTTTTATAGGAGCTATATGTGAAACATATTCCCACCAACCTCATTTAGATGATGGAGCTAGCAATGCAAATGGTAAGGGAAGATGGAGAGTATGGACAGCTTATCAAAAAAAAGAAGATTCTTCATCATTTATAGATTGGGAATTATTTTTATATAATTTTAGACCTACAGATATTAATGAATTAAACGAAAATGCAACTACTGCTTATATGTATGATAAAACTCCACCTTATCAAGTTTGTGGTCGATATTATAATGCAGCATACTCAGGTGGAGAACTAGAGCAAGAATGGGCAGCTTATTATCCTAAAGGAAAATTTTTCTTACAAAATAATACACCACTTGAAGCTGGAGAAAGATATGACATGTCTAGTATAACAAATTCTGCTTGGGGACAATTAGTTGATGATGGAACGCCAGATGCTGGAAATTTACTCGCTGGTTATTTTCATGGTTGGCATGGTCTTGATAAATTTGTTTGGAATGATGGAAAAGGTTTACAAGAATTTGATAACTCAGGTAGTTATACTAAATATAGCAATCTTATAAACGCTGGTAGTTCACATACTAATTGTGAAGGCATAAGAAAAGTTGGTTTACATTTAAAATTAAAAAATACAAATCATGCCTATTGGAAAACAACATCCATAGAACCTAGTTTAAAAAGTGCTTCTGTAGAAGATGATGCTCCTTGTATTTGGAGTAATGCTAATAATCTTAATTATAATACAGAATGGTGGGGAAATACCTATGGAGCTGTTCCTTTTCAAAACCCAACAATTAAAGACCCATCTGGTTATTGGCATATTTTAGAAAGCCCTAAATTTCAAATGACAAATGACTTTAATATTGGAAATGCTATTTTACTTTTTAATCAAGAATTTCATTTTGGTAATAATCTTGGGTGGTATAAAGGAGAAAATTCTTACGGAAGAAGTTGGCAATTAGAAAGGCATTGTATGGTGCCTTATTATAATAAATGGTATTGGACAGGTGATGGTTCTACATCTGAAGTAAGTCAAGATTGGGGAGACCATAGAAATTCTTCAGATACTATTACAGACTCTAAAGTAGCCCATATAGTTCAATTTGTAGGAAAATTAAAAGGAGAATTTGTTGAAGATGGTGGATATATGTCTCCTGATTTATGGTACAGTAATGGCACATGTTGGTCTTTAGGTACAAAAAATAGAACATCAACACGTGTTTATGATGATTGGGTATTACAAATAATGCATGATTCTCCTGTAGCATTTTCACCTGCTGGTACTGATAGTGTTACTGGAAGCACTTTAACTGATTGGTCTGGTGATGAAGTTCAAGGAAGGCCAACAATTCATACTGACGATACATCTAATACAGCAGCTAAAAAAGATGTATTAGCAGATTATTTAACCGATAAAAGTGTAAAAGCATCTTTAGGTTATTCTGGCTATAATCAATATAGATGGGGACATCAAAATAATGGAACAGCTGATATATCAACGGATAAAAAAACAGCTGATGCAACAAATGATACTTGGAATACTTATAGTGGATACTATGGACAAGATGGTTATGGCCATTATAATATGGTTACTACAAGTTGGGATAATATTGATATAGGATATAAATCAGCTAATTGGGCACAAGCAACTTCATACTCTAGTTATATACCAATAAATGGTTGTCATTCGGACATGTTTAAACAACATAGAATGAGATTTCATAATATGTATTGGGCTCATGATACATCAGGAAATGATTACTATCATGTAACTGATAGTTTTACTTCTTCTGATGGTAACGATTCAACATATACTCTAACAGATGGTGGTGAAGGTGCTGGATATTATACATATTATGCTAATAGAGATTCTGTAACTTCAACTGGTGGAGCTTGGGATGCAACTATAACTCCAGGAACCATATGGAACACTTTAACTGGAGAACATAGAGGATTTTATCCTTCAAATCATTA